CAGTCATGATTCCCCCGCCGCATGGGCCGGGGGGCCCTGGCTAAAAGTGCGGTGGGACAAAATAACGGGATGGGTGCAAGCGGCCCATATCCAAGAGTAACTTCCCCCTCCTCCTCTCCCCACCCACTCCCCCCCCCCGGCGCTCCCACAGGCCGGGGCTTCTCTTTGTCCCCGCACACCCGCAGGCAAGCAGTATTGCCACCTGGTTGACATATTCCACTTTCTAGCTTATCATGCGCGTAAAGCCCGTGTTTGCGAACGAGTAGGCAGGCGAGCATGACCGGCAAGCCAGCAGCCCCACCGACAGATGATTTCGACGCCTTTCTCGACATCGTGCGCCGGGCGCTGCTGATGATTGTCCAGTGGATTGAGCGCCGGCAGGGTCGCTCGCCAGCCGCATAATCGCATAATAGCCGCACAGCACACTTGCTGTCCCGCCCCCAGCCCCGGCGCGTGTTTGTGAAGCCCCCCGGTGGACGGGGGCTTTTTGTTTGGGGGGTAAGCCAGGCGTGGCCCTGAAGGGAAAACAGAAGAAATTCGTAGACGAATACTGCATAGATTTCAATGCCACGCAGGCAGCAATTCGGGCGGGCTATTCCGAAAAAAGCGCTGGCAATATCGGCTATGAAAACGTGAAGAAACCGGATATTTCTGAGGCCATCCACCGGCGCCTGCAAGAGTCCGCCATGTCTGCCGACGAAGCTCTCATGCGCCTGGCCGATATGGCTCGCGGCGATATGGCCGACTTCGTCACCGGCGGTGACGATGGTCCGATTCCGGATTTGGGCACGGCCTTGGAAGACGGGCGCCTGCACCTGGTCAAAAAGCTCAAGCGCAAGACGAAGACGTACATGATGGGGCGTGGGCCAGAGGCCACTTTGGTCACTGAAGCGGAAATTGATTTCGAGCTTTATGACGCCAAAGCGGCCCTCGACACTATCCTCAAGGCGCATGGTGTCCTGGACAGCCAGCGCGGCGGCAAGGATGACCCGCTCTACATCGTGCCGCTGAGCGCTGACAGTCTGGTGCAGGCAAGTCGCAAGGCTGGCGATCTGGAGGCCGAACTGCTAGGCGACGCCGGCTTGACGGCTGGTCATCCGACAGGCTCAGGACATGACGGATGAGGAAATCAAGATCGAATGGCTTGCTTGCAGCAAGAGCCCCATCTATTTCGCCCATCATTACTGCCGCATCTATGACGCCGGCGCCGGCGAATGGGTGCCATTTCATCTGTGGCGAGAACAGGCTCGCACCATGAAGATACTTCAGGAGCACGACTTGGTCATCATCCTCAAGGCCCGTCAACTGGGACTGACCTGGTTGGTGTTGGCCTTCGTGCTCTGGCTCATGCTCTTCCAGCCTGAAGCCGCCGCTCTCCTGTTTTCCCGCCGGGACACCGAAGCGGTGCATCTGTTGGACGAGCGCCTGAAGGGCATGTACATCCGCCTGCCCACCTGGATGCAGGCGCGGGCCGTTGTGGTGGACAATGATCATGAGTGGGCGCTCTCCAACGGTTCCATAGCCAGGGCGTTCCCTACCACGGCCGGCGATTCCTACACCGCCGGCATCGCCGTTGTGGATGAGGCCGATCTGGTTCCGGATCTCAACCGTCTCATGCGCGCCGTCAAGCCCACCATCGACGGCGGCGGCAAGATGATTCTTCTCTCCCGCTCCGACAAGACCCAGCCATCATCTGAGTTCAAGGCCATCTACCGGGCCGCCGTAGCTGGCACCAGCCCCTGGACACCCGTCTTCCTGCCCTGGCACGTTCACCCATCGCGTGATGCCGCCTGGTACGCGGCCCAAAAGGCGGAAGTCGAAACCCGCACCGGCAGTCTGGACGATCTGCATGAGCAATACCCGGCCACAGATTCGCAGGCCCTCTCTGCCCGCATCATGGGCAAACGCATCCCGCCGGCCTGGATTGAACGCAACTTCGTGGCGGAACAACCCCTGCCGGCAGACACGCCCGGCCTACCCGCCATCAACGACCTATCTGTGTTCCGCCCGCCCCTGGTGGGACGCCGTTATGCCATCGGCGCCGACCCGGCCGAGGGCAACCCCAACAGCGACGATAGCGCCCTGGAGGTGGTGGACATAGACAGCGGCGAGGAGGTGGCTTCGCTCGCCGGTAAGTTCGAGCCCGCCGTGTTGGCCGGCCACATCGCCGCCCTGTCGGACTGGTACAATCGGGCCGGCGTGCTGGTGGAGCGCAACAACCACGGTCACGCCGTGCTGCTGGCGCTCAGGGACAGCTACAGCCACGTTCGCCGCCTGGTAGGACCGGACGGCAAGCCTGGCTGGCTGGACAACTCCCGGGGCAAAACGTTGCTCTACACGACGGCTGCCGATGCCTTCCGGGAGGGGGACACGGCCCTGCACGATTTCGCTACACAGACGCAACTGGGCAGCATTGAAGGCGCCACGCTCAGGGCGCCGGATGGAATGCACGATGACAGGGCCGACGCTCTGGCCCTGGCCCTATGTGCGCGTACGGCCACGGGCATTCAGGACGGTGAGTTGGCCAGCGCTTTCGGATGGACATGAGAAATGGCAGGTGGCAAGTGTCGGAAGACCGACCGTACCGCAGTGCAGGTAGCAGATGGCCAATCTATGGAGTAGGTTGACGATGGCGACCAGCGCAGCGGCTAGCACATTCGTGCGCGTGTTCTCGGACCCCGAAGCCGAACAGGCACGCGGCCAGTTTGAGGCGCGCCAGACTTACTATCGCTATCTGTGGCACTGGTATAAGAACAGCGTCTTCGATGACCTGGCCACCTGGGCCGCCTACCGCAACCGCTATCGTCTCTACCGCTACACGCGCAGCATCTACAACCCGGCCCGGCGCCTGGTGGACTTCTACGCCGGCATCGTCTACCCCGGCACGCTCACAGCCGACGGCCTGCCCGCCGATGACGATAGCGTGCTGGCCATCCCTCTGGCCGACGATGTGGCGCCCGAACTGCGCGCAGCGTTAGGCCAACTGTGGCAGTGGTCCAATTGGCAGAGTGGCAAGAGCCTGTACGTGCGCTATGGCGCCGCTTTGGGCGACGTACTCGTGCAGGTAGTGGACGAACTGGACAGGGGCAAGGTCACGCTGGACGTGGTGTGGCCGGGCCTGGTGGCGGATTTATCGCTGGATTCCACCGGCAACGTCAAGGCGTATGCATTGGAGTACGACGTGTTAGACCCCGGCGCGCAGCGCGCCTACATCTATCGCCAGGAGGTGGACGCCGAGAGCATCCGCACTTTTAAGGACGGCGCCCCTTTCGCCTTCGACGAGCTGCCGGCTGAGCGGGACAACCCGTACACCTTCGCCCCCGCTGTCTGGGTCAAACACACCGACCTGGGCGGCGACCATGGCGACCCGGCCCTGCGCAACCTGGGCAAGTGGGACGAACTGAACAGCCTGGCGGCCCACGCCTTCGACCAGGCCCACAAGATCCTGGGCGCCCCCTTGCTGGTGTCCGGTGAGGGCGTGGCCTATCTGCGCAATGAGACCGCCAAGCGCGGGCCTACCCACGATTTCACGGAACCGGAACGCGGGCAGGAGGAGATCAACCTCCTCACGTCCGGGCCGGGCGGCACCATCGCCACGGCTGAACTGCCGGAAGGCGAGGTGCAGATGCGCATGGATTCGCTGCTGGCGGAAATCGAGCGCGACCACCCCGAACTGGCCATGTACCAGCAACTGCGCAGCATGTCCAACGTCACCGGCCCGGCTGCCGAACGCCTGTTCGGGGACACGCTCAACTACGTCATGGAGGCCAGGGCCGCCTATGACACGCAGAGTGTGAAGCTGTTCCAGATGGCCGTGGCCATTGCCGGCTGGCGCGCTTCCACCGGCGCCTGGGGTCCGCTTAATCGCCAGCAGGTCAAGTTCGCCCCCTTCGGGCTGGACTCCTATGCCGCTGGCGACTTGGATTTCAGTATCCAGCCCAGGCCGCTTGTGCCCAGGACGCCGCTGGAACGCTTGCAGGAGGAGAGGCAGCGTATTGGGTTGGAGGCCGACCGGGCAGGGGGTAGCCTGTTCGGGACGCCGGCAATGGGAGCGCAAATGATACCTGGCCAGACGGACCAGGTAGAGACGCCGGCAGCCAACGCTTCGTCGCCGGCTTCCGGCATTGCCGCTCGGCTCTCGGGAGCACTGGCGTGAACATTGCATTGCGCCCTGTTCCCAAGCCATCCTCGCCAGCACCGGCTGTGGACTGGATGCTCCCGGCCTACCTGGTCAACCACTGGCGCCGGGGGTGGGGCACCTACCAGATGACCTGCCCGATGTGCGGGCATCACTGGGTGGCCGTGGCTGCCATCATGACTCGTTGCACCTCCACCTGTTCTGCCTGTGGGTACACTGAGGAGATGACCTGGTTGGATGGCAGCGGGCAATATTTTGGTAATGACGGGGTGTGGATATGAGCCGCGAGGAGTTCATCAACCTGTTGGCCCGCTCGATTGCCGATGGCGCTATCTCGGAGGCCGACGCCCGCGAACTGTTGCGCCGCTTCGATGCCGGCGAAATCGATATGGCCGGCTTCGTGCCCATCCCGCCCACCCAACAGGAGAGCCGCGTCGACGGCAACCTGGCCCTGGCTGCTTTCCTGTCCCTGCTGGCTCTAGCTGGACGCCAAGCGCCGGCGGTCGTGAGCTTACAGACGGTGACGGCCACGCTCACGTTGCAGGTATTGCAGCCGGCTCGGGTCAGCGCCATCGCCCGCACCGGGCTTATCGACGCCGTGCAGTCCGCTTTCGAGGCCGACGTGCGCGCTCTGGCCGGGCGCTATGCCAGGGGCGAACTGGCTCTGGTCGAATGGCAGACCGCCATGGGCGAACGCCTGCGCTCGCACCTGGTGCAGCAGGTGGCCACAGGCGCCGGGCGCGCCAACCTGACGGCTGCCGAACTGGGCCGCATCGAACAGTTGGCGCAACGCGAGCTGGCCTACCTGTCCCGCTTCGCCGACCAGATTGCCGTGCGCAACGTCATAGCCACGCCGCTGTCGGAAGCCCAGATTGCCGTGCGCTCTGAAGCCTACGCCGGCACGGGACGGGGGGAAGCGTTCCGGGCGGCGGAAGCGGAGGCCGGCGCCGAGGATGGCGTAGTTTATGACTACGTAAGTAGAGACGATAACGCCACCTGTGACCGTTGCCTGGACGCCGACCGGCGTAGCCCATATCTGCCAGGCCAGGGACCGATGCCCGGTTCTGTGTGTCGAGGGCGGGCCTCTTGCCGCTGTAACCGTGTACCCCGTTATGACCTGCCGGCCTGGGAACGGTTGACCGGGCGGGTGGCTGCTTAAGGAGACACTATGCCCGTGATGCGCTGCATATCAGAGGGCCGGCCCGGCTTTCGCTGGGGGAGCGAGGGCAAGTGCTACACCTATGCGCCTAGCGACCCTGCCAGTCGGGAGAGGGCACGCCGGCAAGCAGAACGCCAGGGACAGGCCGTGGAGGCCAGTCAGGGGCGGGACGCGACATTATCCAACTCATTATCCGCAACTACCACGTCGCACTGACGACGGCATAAAAACAGGGAGGAAACCCGTGAATCGCTTTGACTTAGAACGCATTTTCCGAATGGCCCCGGACAAAGGGGCAGAGGGCGGCGCCGGCGCCAGTACCGAATCCGAAAGCACCGGCTCCCAGACGGACGACGCATCCGGGGGGACAACCCAAAGCAGCGGAGAACAGGGGAGCCAGGACAAGGACAAGGACGCGCAGCCGCAGTTCACGCAGGCGCAACTGGACGCCATCGTCAAGGACCGCCTGACCAGGGAACGGGCCAAAGCCGAGGCCGACCGCAAGAAAGCAGAGGATGCGGCCCAGGCGGAAGCGCTCAAGGCCAAAGAGGAGTGGAAAACTTTGGCTCAGCAGCACGAGGCTAAGCTGGCGGAATTGCAACCGCAGGCCGAAAGCCTGACCGCGACTATCGCCGGCTACGAGGCTCGCCTGGTCAAGGACCTGGACGCCGAAATCAAGGAATGGCCGGAGGAAGTGAGGGCCATGGACCCCGGCGCCGACGTGCCCCTCCTGGAACGCCTGGCCTGGCGTGACAAGGCGCGTGCCCTGGCGCACAAGCTGTTGGACGCCGCCGCCACGCCGGGCAACACACGACGCCCGCCGGCGGCGGGGGCAGCGGGTGACGAGAAAGCGCGAGAGAAAGCCGTAGCTGATTACCGCAGACAATGGCGGGCAGGCATCAAACCCTGACCCGCAGAAATGAGGACACATGACTGATTTAAGTATTACCGCAACTGACGTCAAACTGGTGCGCGCCTTCGAGCAACTGCCCAATGGCCCCAGCGGTGAGGCGCTCAACGCCGGGGAGGTACTCAGGTTGGATACCTCCACCGGCTATTATACCCCCGCCAACGGCACGACAGCGGCTGAAGCCAAGGCCATCGGCGTCGGTGTCGAGACGGCCACCTATGCCGGCCAGACGGTAACGCTCATCAAGCGCGGCCTGGTGGATCTGGGCGATGCCCTAGACGCCCTGGATTACGGTGCTCCTATTTTCCTGTCGGATACCGATGGCACTCTGGCTGATACGCCTGGCACAGTGGCACGTCGCATCGGCATCGTATGGCCGGGCTTCGCCGCCACCACGGCCGATAAGTTACTGCTGGTGGATGTGGACGCTGCCGAGTATCAGGATGGCGTCGGCTACATAGGCCTACCTCTGACTCAGTGGCGCGAGGCTGGCAGCAACGACATTCAGAATCTGGCTGCCCACGGCGGTATCTTGGCCAAAGATAGCAACCCAATCCTGGAGTATACCAGCGGCGACACCGACTCGGCCCTGCGCCTGTACTGGGCGGCCGCTGATGTCGAGAAGATCGTCACGCAAACACCTCTACCCCCGGATCTGGATGAGGCCCAGGCTATTACACTGCACGCCCGCGCCGCCATTGTGGGCACGGGCGGGCCGGACACCGTGGTGCTGACCCTGGAAAGTTTCTTCAACGAGGGCGATACGAAAGTCAGCGACACCACGGCCGCCGTCACCGGCACTACCGTGGCCGAATACACGGCTACCATCGCTGCCGCCGACGTGCCGGCCGGCGCCCAGACCCTGAGTATGGAGATCACGCCGGCTGCTCACGGCACTGACGTGTTGGTCATCTATGCTCTCTGGCTTGAGTACGGAAAGGTGAGTGCATAATGACTAACTCCGTAGCCTATGGATTCGTGAACATGGAACATCTGTTTGCAACCCGAGTGGCTGAAATCGGGGTGCAGCGCATGTTCGAGATGGTGCAGCAATCGGCTCAGATGCACAACGACGTTATGCTGGGATTGCTCAGCGTCCTGTCCGAGCGCACGACTCTGGCCCAAGTTCAGGTGGAATTGCCCGGCGATGGCACACTGCAGCCGCTGGATGAGTACGGCAATCCGTTGCCGGTAGCGCCTTCCGGCTCCTATCAGGTGGGGTTCCCCATTCAGGGCGGTGGCACGGCCTGGGGCAACAACCGGGTTAGCCGGGCGCTCATGACCGTAGAGGAGGCCAACCGCAATACCTGGGACGCCACCCAACGCGATGCTGATTGGATGACCCGCCATGCCCTGGCCGCCATCTTCGACAACACCTCGTGGACCTACAACGATAAGGTGGGGCCGAACGGCGCTAAGGGGTTGGGCGACATCACCATCCAGCCTCTTGCCAACAGTGACACCGTGGTCTACATGCGCCGGGGTGGTCAAGCCACGGCCGTCGACAATCACTATCTGGCTCAGGCCGCCGACATCAGCGACAGCGCCAACCCGTTCCCGACCATCCGGACTGAGCTGATCGAGCACCCGTCCAATAGCGCCCCCTTCGTGACTTACGTGCCTTCGGGCCTGGTGGACGACATCGGCAATCTGACCGAGTTCGTGGAAATCAACGACCCAGACATTAACTATGGCCTGTCCAGTGATACGCTGCTGGTCAACCCCAACCTGGAGGCCATTCTGGGGCCGGGTGATGAGATTTTGGGCAAGACCAAGAGTAGCAACATCTGGATCGTGGAGTGGGACTTCCTGCCCGCCGGCTACATGATCGCTCAGGCTCTGGGCGGCACGGGCGGCCCGACGCTCATGATGCGTGAATACGACGCCGCCAGCCTGCAGGGTTTCTTCCCGGAGAGCCATTCACCGGACGGAAACCTGCAAGAGATGCGCATGATCCGCTTCGCCGGCTTCGGTGCCTACAATCGCATTCGGGCGCTGGCCTACTATGTTGGCGACGCCAGTTATGCGGTGCCTTCCGGCTATACATCGCCGTTGGCCATCTAGCTTTAATTAGCAGTCAGTAGTCAGCACTGATAGCTAGTGAGTTCCGTGAGTATCACGTGCTACGCACGGAACTCACTAGCTATCAGTGCTGACTACTGACAGAGGAGTGAATCCATGACCGGAATATTGCAGAAGGCCAGCCGCCGGGCCGTTGTGATAGCGCAGCTACAGGAAGCATTGGGATTGGATCTGGCCGTTCAGGCCAGGGGCGATCCCGAACTGGCGGAACTGATGCGCCTGGAGGCCATCGCCGTTGGCGTGGGCAATCTGGTGACCCAGAACAATGAACTAATTGCCCACACTGTGCAGGCCACTGACCTGCGCGCCGCCATCGCTCAGGCCAGCGACGCCGAGATCGCCCGCATCCCCTACGTCCCGGAGCGCGGCATTGATCGTATCCGGCAATGGGCCGGGGAGGAACCATGAACCGCACCTTACGTTCAGCGCTGGCCATCGTTGTGGCCGGCCTGCTTATCGTCATTCTGTCCCTGACCCTGGTGCCGGGCGCCAGCGACGCCGCACCGTCGGCCCAGCGCCAGTTCTTCAGTTGGATCGTCACCAAGCGCCTGACCGTCCAGAACGCCACGGAGTTGCAGGACACGCTGGATGTATGGGGCGCCATCGATGCCGACAGCAGTTTGACGGCAGCCGGCGCCATCAGCGCCACAGGCAACATCACCACGCTGGGCAATGTCGATGTGACCGGTGATGTGATGATAGGCGACGATCTGTATACCGTTGGAGATGCCTATGCGGGTGGCACCCTGGGCGTGACTGGCATCGTCACGACCAGCGCTGATGCGACGGTAGGCGACGATCTCTACGTCGCGGGCGATGCCTATGCCGGTGGGACGCTCGGGGTCACGGGTGCCGTCACGACCAGCGCAGCGGTGGATATCGGCACTAACCTGGTTGTTGGTGACTGGGCAAGCATCACGGCTCAGGAAACCATTGTGCTGGGTGATGGCGAAACCATCACGCCTACGGGGAGCTATCAGCCGATCACATCGACGGTGGCGGTCACGACCGCCACTGATGTGGCGATTGCGCCAGGCACAGCCGGCCAGGTTCTGGTACTGGTCAACGGTAATGCCGCCGACATCATCACGATCGACGGCACCGGTGGTGGGGTTGAATGCAAGGCCGACGTGGCCTTGGGGGCAAAGGACACACTGACCCTATTGTCCGATGGCACCGACTGGATCTGTCTATCCGGTTACGATAACAGTTAACATGCCCGGCGACATGGGCCTCTACCTGCGCACCTGTTGGCCGGCCCTGGGGCTGTGCATCGTCGTGATACTCATCCTGTACTGGAGGCAACGCAAATCATGAGCGTTTCGCGCAGCGCCGCCGCCGCCTACATCCACAGCCGGCTGGCCAATCTGGCCGGCGAGGTGCAGCAGGTGGCTACGGACGCATCCGCCACCGGCTACGGGCCGGACATCGACCAGGCCCTGCGCCGGTTGGGCACGGGCGAATCCTCTCTGGCCAGCGCCAGCGTTGCCGACAGCCTCTCCCGCGCCTACCTGACCCTGTGCCAGTACTATGCTCTGGACAGGTTCGCCGGCTTGCTTTCCACTAAAGTGGACTTCGGGGCCACGGCTGTGGAGGGTGACAGGGACACCATCTTCGACAATATCGAGCGCATGTTGGAGCGGCTGGCCAAAGAATTGAAGGGCCTGGGCTACCCGGTGGACGAGGCGGTCGCCTGGTCGTTCGGTCGCCTGGGCCTGGACTTCATCGAACCGGAGGATACATAGTGCGTTACGCACGGGAGACACTATCATGAGCGTCTGCCTGTGGGCCGACATTGATACCTATCTCAAGGCTGCCGTCGTCACCGACATGGGCGTGGCCGGCCTGTATGCCACGCTCGAGGTGCCCACGGCCAGCGTGCTGGTGGGGGAAGCCTTCGACCCTGACCACGTCACGCTGCCCTTCGTCCTGATTCGGGGCACGGACGCCGACCTGACGGGCGAATTCGAGGGCGTGGATGACAGCGAGTTGCGCCTGTTCGGCCTGATCTACGCTTATGAATTCGTGGCCCTTTCGGAGTCCAGCAGCGAAGCCCAGGCCAAAGCCGACGGCCAGGAACTGTTCCGGCGCCTGCTGACCCTGTTGCGCACCCGCTACGCCCTGGGTGGCCTGCAAGCATCGGACGGCGAAATTGTGGTACAGATACAACTCACGGGCGGGCGTGTGGGCGTCTACGGGCGCAGCGGCACCAACGCCGGCAAGTATTTGGCAGGCGCCGAACTGCGTTTCAATGTGTTGACGGAAATCTAGGAGAATAATGTCAACTTCTCCCCGCTGAAGCGGGGGAGCTTGCAGTAGGGGCTCCCGGTTGACCAGACTAAGTCCTTTGAGGGCTACGTTAGCGGTAAGCGTTCAAGTACCCACCACGGGATGCTTCTCCAGTTCCGTGCTCTGGAACCTACTGGCTAAAAAGCCCTTTGGAGAATGGGCCGTGCCAGTTCGGGAAAGTACCGGCCGCTAACTTTGTCGAGGAGACCGTTACCGGCACGGCCCGAAGCGGGTTAAGCCGAGGGCCCGGGGGGAGCCAGGCGTAAGCCGAATCCCCCTCATCCTGGCCTGACGGCCAACCGTTTTTCCCCTCCCCCATGAATGGGGGAGTACCCAAACGGAGGTTTCTATGGCACTCTTTCAAACTGCCGGCTTTGCGGCCCAGATTCAGGCGGCCAAAGGCACGCCCGCCGCCACCGGTTTCATCAAGGGGCGCATGAGTACCAGCGCCGCCAACCCGCGCTACGACGTGGTGGACAATTCGGGCGAACATACCTGGGTCCACGAGCGGCCCACGGTAGACCAGTCTACGCCTATCCGCGCCGGCTACATTGCCGACGTTACGGCCAACTGGCGCCTGTACCCCTATCTGCTGCCGGTCATGCTGGTCATGAACGGCTTCAAGATTGTGACCTCGACCGTTTTCACGCTCACCATCACGGCCGGCGACACGGGCGACACCTATACGCTCACTTACGATGACACAGGTTCTAATCCGCAGACCACGGCCGCCCTGGCCTTCGATGCCCTGGCTACCGCCATCGCTGCCGCCCTTAATGGGCTTTCCAACGCACCCGCCGGCGGTTTCACGGTCACGGGTGATGCCGAGGGGCCGTACACCATCACCGTGGTAGGTGCCGTAGCTTATGGCACGGGTGGCGCCACCAATATCCTGACCATCGACGCTACGCTCATGGATTCGGGCGCCAGTTCCGACGCTGCCTTGACTACACCCCGCTACAGCCACGTCGCCACCCTGGCCGACGCCGACGAACTGGCTTGGGGCACAGTGCTGTCCGCCTTGGACGAAGGGGCCAGCCGCTACACACGCCGGGCCTACGACGTGCGCGGCAACAACCTGACGATAGAGGCCACGCGTGCCGGCATCGCCTGCGCCATGGGCGGCCTGGGCCTGCGCGAGTCGGACGCCGCCGGTACGGAAACGTTCGTGAGTGAACCGAACAGCCTGCTCTCGCAGGCCAACGGCAGTTTCACGCTCACCAGTTCCGACCTGACCGCCGCCACGTTGGGCACGCCCATCGAAAACCTGCTGACCATCGCCAACCCACTGGACGAAGAGGAGCAAGAGTTGCACAGCTTCTATCGGGCTGAGGCCACGCCTACCGCTCTCAAGGTGACGGGTGAGCTACGGCGGCTGGTGTGGTCAGAGGACATCTTCAAGGAATTCATCTACGGCGCTGCTGCTGGCACGGCGCCCGTCATTGAAATTCCGGAAGCGGCCCTGGCCTGGAGCTTCCAGTCGCCTGGCAACATCTCAGCCGGCATCGGCGTGCCCTACAGCGTCAGCCACAGCATTGCCGTCGTGCAGATGATGATGCAGCCTTTCGACGTGACCGGCGCCGGGTGCATCCGCTACAACGCTCAGTACACGATGTTGGACCGGGCCTCCACGGCGCCCATTACCATCACGACCATCAACGACCATCCGACTTACGCCGGGACGTGACGTGGAAATCCAGAAGGAAATGCCATGACCAAAACTCTTGTGACCTACACCTATGACCGCCCGCAGGAGGCCATGGACGCCGAGCGCGAGTTGAACCGGCTCGACCTACTGCCGGCAGACGAACGGCCCGCAGATTACGCCCCACTGCGCGCCGGCCTGATTGCCGCCCTGCCCCCCGTAGAGCGTATTCGCATCACGGTGCGCGCCATTGCGCTCATGGACCGCGCCCACTACCAGGCCCTGCTGCGGGCGGGGGCCACCTGGTTCCAGGAACGCTATGGCCGGGAGCTAATGGAGGACTTCGAGGATAGCGACTTCGAGCTAATCCAGGCCCGCGCTGCCTGCCTGCGCTATGCCGAGGTGTTCTGCGCCATTCCCAGGCAAGCCGGCAATGGGCGGGGGTTCACCTACCTGGCCGAAACCCAGAGCCATCCGTACGGGGACAAAGGCGCTGCCTGGCAGCCGGGACAGATGCCCGCCGCATGGTGCACGATGGACGGCTTCAGCAGCGAGATGCCCCTGGCGTTGGCCGACGCCCTGATCGAGGCCAGCATGAACCTGAACGGAGGTGTGCTGCCCACCATCCCTTTTTTCGCAACGAGGCAGCGGATCTCGATCAGCGTGAGCGCATAGACGAACTGCTGCTGCAACAGATTGAAGCCGAGGAGGGCGACAGCACCGCCCCCATGGTGGACTGGTCTCCGCAAGGCCAGCGTTTCGAGGCCAGGCGCTGGCGTCTCATCAACGAGGCGCATCTGGACCTATACCTGATCTGGCGCCAGATGGCGGGCCTGGGAGGCAGCCCGTTAGGCGACCTGTTCGGGTTGGCCGGCCAACCGGGGAGTGCAGCGCTCTTCCAGGATTTTCGAGTGTTGGGCGCCCGTGCCCGCCGCTTGAAACAGCAGGGCGAATTCTTCAAGGGAGCAACCCGCCAATGATTCACCTTCGCTTTACGCCGGAAGCCAGCCGGGAAGTGCAGGAGTTGGTGGACTTCCTGGAACGCCTGTCCCGGCCAGACCGCCGCCAGGTGACGGCCGTGGGCAACGCCGTCAGGCAGGGGATTGGCGAGAACTTCAACCGCCAACGCGCCGGTGGGGGGGCACCCTGGGCGCGCCTGGCTGAATCCACGGTGCTGGACAGGCTGCGCCAGGGTTACGGTGGGCGCCGGCCCATCCTGACCCGTTCCGGTTCCTACCGGGCCACGCTCACCAACCGCCTGGATGCCCGCCATTCGGAACAATTCACACAGCGTGCGGACGGGTGGAGCCTGGCCATCGGTTCGGATGACCGCCGCGACCCCTGGCTGCAGCAGGGCACACGCCGTATGCCGGGCCGGCCCACCACGGTGCTGAGTCCGGCGGCGGAAGAGCGCGTGCTGGATACGCTGGACGAAATCTTTATGGCTCTGGAGCCTTAAGGTTGGATGCCTTCCAGATTCAATAACTTCCATGCATTGCCGGCCTGTTTTTGCAGACGGGCGGCGAAATGAGTACGCACTTGAGCGCCGAAACTGTTTTGGCTATCCACATAGCCGGTGACGATGTACTCACCATTGCCAGCATAGGAGATGGCATCCCGATTGCAGCCGACGAATCTGGCGGCTGTCGGCGTCTTGAGCCTGGCCTTCACAAATTTCTGAGTCATCATGCAGGCCAGGATGCTGTCATCTCCCTTAGATGGGATGGACGGTGTCGATATTCTAATGGCCACGGCCGCAACGACGAAAAGCAGTGCGCATGCAATGAGCACAGTTTTGGGCTTCATATCCCTTTCCTTTCTGTTTTCTTCCTGTCTGCATTCAAGCACGGATTGCGAGTACTCGCCATATGACCTTAGTACCCGGAGTGCCTTATGCCGGATAGAAACCTAACTTACCGCGTCGACGTAGATGCACCGACCATCCAAAAATCGGCAAAGACGGTCAAAGACGTTTTCCAGCGTGAGCTAAGTGACGTGCAGATCGGGGGGGGCGCCGTCAGCGGCAAGGGCGGCGCCGCTATGGGCGGCGGCCTGTTGGACGCCGGCGTGCTCAACGCGCTCAAGGGCGGCCTGGCTGGCATCGCTACCGTTGGCTTCGCGCGCCAGGTGGGCGAACTGGAACAACTGGGCACGCAGGTCACTCGCACACGCGAGGGCTTTGTACTCCTGGCTGGCGGCGCCGAAAATGCAGCCGCTAAACTGGAGGCTGTGCAACGCGGCGCCAATGGCACGGTGGACAGCCTCCAGGCCATGAATATCGCCAACCAGGCCGGCCTGCTGGGCTTTGCTGACACCGCTCAGGAGTTGGAACGGGTAACGCGCCTGGCCACTATTTCCGGACGGCTCATGGGCGTGGACATGGTAGCCCAGTTGCAGAACATGCAAGCGGCGGCGGCCAACCTCTCATTCGTGCGTTTGGACACGCTGGGCATCAACGCCGAAAAGGTCAAGGCCCGCTTCGCCGAACTCAACAAGACGATGGACGATACAGCCGCCTTCACGCAGGCCATGCTGGAAGTCGGGGAAGCGGGTTTCAAGGATTTGGGCGATAGCAGCCTGGTGATGGGTACGGCCTTGGAGCGCACGGGCGCCAAGGTGCGCAACGTCTGGAACCAGTTTGCGGAAGGCGTCTCCATTTTTATCAACGACAAAATCAAGGGCATCCCCGATGCCGTCGATTCGCTTTCGGCGCTCGGGCAGTCCATTGATATTTTGCGCCAGAACACCTCGGAACTGACACCGGCCCAGATGGCGGCGCGTGACAGCCTGGCCGAACTCAATCAGCAGTTGTTGACGCTGCAAATCAGCACTGAGGATTACATTGTCCAGGCGGGCGAGCTAATCGCTGCCTTCAATGGCATTGACACGGCGGCCACCAATGCACTCGGTTCCATCACTGCCCTGGCTGGTGGCGCTCGCATCCAGGCTATCTCAGGCAACATAGCGGCCGAGATAGGAGGCGGTGACCAGGCCACCTTTGAGGGCCAAATGGCCGCCTTGCGCCAACAGACTGCTGGCGCCCGCCAGACCAACATGGCCCAGGGTGCCCAGAACGAACAGATTGCCGGCATCCTGCAGGACATCGAAGACAAGCGCCTGGACATGTTTTGGAAAGGCGCCGCCGAAAACCGGGACGCCGCCCGCCGCGCTGACCAGAAGGCTGCCGACGAAGCGGAAGCGGCCTGGAAAAAGTCGGCGGCGGAAGTGGAGGCCAGGTGGAAGGCCGCCATCGGCAGCATCCCCGGCCTGCCCGGCACGGGGCGCTCGCCTGTCACCCAGGAACAGATGGACTTGGCGGCCGCCGGCATCCCGCAGCGCTTTGCCGACAGCTTCCTGCGCGAGGTGGAGGACACGCTCATCAACGGTGTGCAGCGGCCCAACGTGGATATCGAGCAAATCCGGGCGTTGACGGCGCAATCGGCCGGCCTGACCGGCGAACAGGTGGGTGGCCTCTCCAACGAGCAACTGGCCAAGATGTTCGGCGGTGAGTTCACCTCCGGGCGCCTGTTCGCCCTGCCCGAAGTGCAGGCCAACATCGGGCAATTCCTGGACGAGGGCGCCATCGAAAAAGGGTTGCAGCAGAATGCCGCCGGCGAACAGGGCAAGCAGTTCGTGGACAAATGGCTCAAGCAGCGCTTCGGCGGTGACTACGACATGTCGTTCATGGCGGAGGGCATGGCCACGGGCTTACAGACGGCGCTGCAGGGCGGCGAGGGTGGCGTAGATTTCGCCGGGCCGACGTTAGAAGCGGTGGCTGGCCAGTTTACGGAAGAATCCCTGGGCACCCTATCCGGCGTCTCCAAACTCATGGTGGACCGCTTGACGTTGGAGTGGGGCAACGACGTGACCTCGGCGCCCTGGGCCGTGAGCATGATGACGGCCATCCTCAACCAGTTGGCCGGCCAAATCGAGGCGCTCAAGACAGAGAACGGGGGGACGTGAACGTGGCCACACCCAGCTTGAATACGGTCGCCATCCCGACCAGCATGGCCACACGCGGCGACTACCAGTTTCAACGCCAGCGTGTCAGCCAACGCAACGCGCAGGGCGATCTGATTGTATCCGGCCCGCAGACATTGCGCTGGCTGTTCGGCCACATGACGCCCACCGAGTTGGCCTGGTGGACGGACACGCTCATGGCCGGCGCCCGCTCGCTGACCCTGACCGGCGCCGAACTGTGGGATGACCACTGGATAGAACGTGCATTCACGAGTGGCGTACTGTACGAGCCGCAGGTGGGCAGCGTCTCGGGCGGCTTGCATCGCCAGGTGCTGATTGAAATCCGCCATCTGTTGCCCATCGTCGTCTACGTGGCGCCATGACCCTCTACGCCGGCACGCTCACGACGCCCACCGAGGTTGGCAGCCAGGCCATCACCGGCCTTGACTTTACGCCCGTGGCCGTCATCGTCCTGGCCACGGGCAGCGCCAACCAGACCTGGGATACGGTGGGGATGCACAACATCCTGGGCTTCTCGGCCGGGCCGGGCCATGACTACTGTGTGACCGAACATTACAACAATCACGGCGCCAGCGCTCAGGCCCGCCACCTCATAGCCCTGACCGAGTACGGGACTGCCGTCCTGACCGCCTACGCCGACGTGGAAAGTTTCGAGGCCGGCGGCTTTACCCTCACCTGGGGGGCGGTGGACGGTGTGGAGCGCCCCATCTCGTTTTTGGCTCTGGGTGGCCAGATGCAGGCAGCGGTGGTGGAATGGGCCAGCCCGTTGACCACGGGCGAACAGGCCATAACTGGCGTGGGCTTCCCGCCCGACCTGGTGTTTACGATTGGCAGCCAGATTGACAGCGGCGACTTCAGCGTCAACACGCCCGGCCTGTTCGCTTACGGCGCCATCGACTCCGGCATCGACCAGTTCGCGGCCGGTTACTGTCACCGCAACGATACCCTGGTGGCGCTCAGTTCGCTGGTGACACAAAGCGCCAACCGGGCGGCGTTGTTGTTCAAGACCACGACGCCTATCACGCGTGGCCTGCGCGGCACGGGCGTCTCCCTGGACGCCGATGGCTGGACAACTGATTACGCCGTCGCCAACGATGCCAGTGTGGGCATGGCCAGCCTATGCCTGGCTGGCATGGGCGTCAAGGTGGGTAGTTTCCTCAAGAGCGCAGACGTGGGCGTTCAGACCATCACCGGCCTGCCTTTTCAACCCGGCGCTGTGCTCCTGTTCGGCTGTCAGAGCGAACCGATTACCCCCGACACCTATGATGTGGGTGGGCAGGATTTCGTGGGCCATCTGCATCTGGGCCTCAACACAGCAGCGGTGCATCATAGTTGTGTGGCCACCTCAGACAACAGCAAAAATAACGGCTCCTACCGCGACGAGGCGCTGGCCTACCTCTACATACCGGATGACGATACCATTGTCGTAGCTCAGGCCGATACGCTCACGCCCACGGCGGACGGCTTCAGCCTGGACTGGACGGTCAATGACGGCACGGCCATTGAAATCCTGTATCTGGCCATCGAAGCGCCGGCTGCCCTGACTACGCCCCTGGAACTGTGGGGCATGGGCCAACGCGAACTGCTGGCGGCGCCTGGCGCCGGTGGGGGAGGCGGGCGCGGCGGCGGTGGCAGCGCTGCCGGCGGGGGCAAGCCGGGCATCCGCCTGGTGCGCATCCAGAGCCGGGTAGCGCAACTGCCATCCATTGTGGACGACTTAGCCGGCGGTGTCGGCTATCTCAAGGCGCGCGCTTTCTTGGGTCCGCCCTGGCTTTCCGCTGATGATGACGCCTGGTGGGACTGGACGGCGCTCGAGGAGGGCGCCGCCTACGAACCGCTGACCGCTATCCCCGCCACGACTGTAGCCGTCGCCGTGACCGCCGTCGCCACCACCGTCACCTTGACCGACGCCAGCAGTTGGCCAGACGCCGGCCACGTCTGGCTGGGGCCGGGCGCCACGGGCGAGGGCTGGGGCCACGCCACCTACACGGGCAAGACGGGCAACCAACTGACCGGCCTCGTGCGTGACACCGTGGACGCTGAGTACACGGGCGTCCACACGGCGGGAGCGGCGGCCCGCTTCTGGTGGGAACTGGACACGCTGGTAGGCGAACTGAGCCTGAATGAAACTTTGGACGATGCCCTATGCCTGGTGGATTATGCCGGCGAACTGGGCGGTCTACTCATGCCGCGTCCCATCCTGCGCAAGGGCAGCCTGCTGCTGCTGCAAGTGGCTGAGTACGACGCCGGCACCGGCGATTTCGCCGCCTGGGAGAACGCCCTGCTGGCCTGGCTGGATTCGGACAGCGCCCGCGATGACGCCGACCGTGAGCGCCCGTGGACGGCAGCCGTAGCCAGCGCCGGCGGTATGCTGGCCAACATCCAGTCGGGCGGGCTCAGGGTAGGTGCCACCGATTTGGCCGACAGTGGGCAGGCCGCTGCTTCCAGCGTGCTGTCGCCCACCTACAAAGATGATAGCGGCGAGTTCATCGGCGAGGCTGACGTTGGCCCGCAGTCGGCCATCGATGGCAAGCTGTCCACGCTGTGGGTGGCCGACGTGTACACCGGGGAGGACAACCCGGTCACAGACAAAGACCCCGCCGACCCCGACGGGCGGGCCGGCATCATGGCCATCTCGCAGGTGCATGTAGCCAGCTATCCCGGTCAGGGCGCCGGCTACAGGTGGTTCGAGATTACGGCGCCGTTGGGCCTGGCTGTAGATGACAACAGCGTGCTCATCAACGATGATTACCTGATTCTTTTCAAGGACAGCCCGGCCTGGCCTGGCCTGGAAGACGACGAGTCGCTGCTGCTGGTCGAGAACCAGGCGCTCTTTCAGGAGGAGAACCCCAGCTACGGTGGCAAGCTGTTTGACCTGGACGCCGTCAACCTGATTTCCCTCAACAACAACAAGCAGTCGGTCGATTTGGCCGGCGCCACAGCCGGCACGTTCACGCTCACGTTTGGGGGCATCGGCCCCACGGGCGCCATTGCCTACGACGCTACGGCCACAGCGGTCAAGGCGGCCCTGGTAGCGGCCGGGGTGGCAGCCGCTGACGTCTACGTCACGGGGGCGGCGGGCGGCGCCTGGCTGGTCACGTTCATCGGCAGCTATCGCAGCGCCAGCCAAACTACCATGACGATTGACGCCACCAACCTGACCGGTGGCACGCCGGCCGTGAGCGTCGTGCAGGGCGGCGGCGGTTGGTTCGTGACGGCTGACAAGGGCTGGAAACTGTTCGATTACTTGAGCGCTGAGCGCGGCGGCATCATGTGGGGACCGGGTGGGCAGCCGGGCGACTGGCCTTACCTGGACGGCGGGGTGTGTTGGGGTGATTTCACCTTTGCCGCCGACGCTAACGCCTGGGTGGGCGATCCCCTGCCGGCCATGACGCCCGGCCAGACGGCGCGCCGCATCTACACGCCTGCGGGCACGCCTACCACCAGCGCCGAATACTGGGAGGTGGGCACGATTGCCACGCCCGGCTATGTGGTGCTGGCGACTGACTTCGAATGGCATCTGACCACCTTCAAGCCTATCTCCCTGGTGCTGGCCAGTGACATCACCGACAGCAGCCCGGGCGCAAGCGAGGCGCTCAGCTTTGAGAACGGTGGGCAGCCGGCGGCGGAGGGGCTGTATGAGACGGGCGTCGTGCAAATCGGCAACGAACAAATCAGCTATGAGGCCCGCGACTTCAGCGCCGGCACGGTGACGGTCGTGAGCCGGGCTTACGGAGGCACCACGGCTGCTGCCCACGCTGCCGGCGATACCGTGTACGTGGTGGAATCCACTGTGGCCAGCGACGCCCACGCCGTGGACAGTGTGAGCGTGCAGCGGGGAGATGGCCAACCGGTATTGGAGGATTTCATCCTGCGCACCTCCATTTACCGCAAACCACGCCGGCCGGGCGATGACAACTACACGGACGATTGGACGACCATCGCCACGGTCACGGGCAATGCCCTGGCCACCTACACGGTGGCGCTGTCGCCTTCGCAGCGCGTGCGCCATTTGCTGGTGGAAATCACGAAGATGGCGGATGGCCCCTCGCGGCCACGCATCAACGAAATCAACGCCACGGTGGACGCCCTTACCCTGGACGCCACCACCATCCTCTCTGACGCCACCTCAGCCGAGGCCATGACGGCCCTGCTGACGGCAGCCGGCTTCCCGGCTGCGGGCATTATCGACGATGGCGATACGCCCCTGGTGGATGGCTACACCACTGAGCCGGGCCTGCTGCTGCCCATTCTGGCCGACATGGCCGACCGCGACGGCGTGCGTGTCGAGCTCCGGCGTGACGGCAAGGTGCGCATCCGCAAAGACCCGTTTTGGGGCGTGGCCGGCCTGCCGGCTGAGGAGGGCGAACTGACCCGGGCCGACGTGGCCTATCTGGAATCCAACCGGGCCAGCGGGCGGGCCGTGGGCCAGGTGGAACTGGTGTGGCGTCCACCGGACAGTGACGACGAGAGCACGGTATTCTACCCGGCCGCACCTGACCTGTTCGGGGAAACGGTCACGGTTGGCACCTACGTCTACGCCGACGAAACGGCGGCCCAGGCCGGCGCCCAAAAGCGCTACTACCAGTTGCGCCGCCCTTACGACAATGTGGCCGAGTTGGCGGTGTACGGGCGAGACTATCGGCCTGGCCAGTGTTGGGGCGTGGCCTGGGACTGGCACGACGAAAGCCTCCAGGAGGACCGCACCTACCTGATCCGGGCTGCCAGCCACACGATCCGGGAGTTCGGTTGGTTGACGGTCATCACCAACACGCAGATCACGCGGGAGGACGAACGCTGATGCCCAAAGGACCCTCTCGGCTCTTCTTTGCCACCAAGCGCAATCTGGCCGGGCGCCGGTTGGCCGGCAGTCTGGGCGCCAGCTTTCGCAGCAAGCCTACCCGGCGCACCGGCACGTATCTGGCTGACGGCAGGGTGCAAGTGGGCGGCCAGAAATACGAGTTTCACAACACGAGCGGCGCCGACCTGTCCCCAGGTGACGCGTTGCCGGTCGTCAACGTGGGCCGGCCCAGCGCGGCTATCTTCGCGCCGGCCGAGGGCGGCGGCGCCTTCCCGGTTGGCGGTGGGGGTGGCAGCACAGCGCTCATCATCCATGACCACACCGGCCCGGGGCAGGGTGGTACGCTCAGCGCCTATGCTCTGGCCGGCCACAGTCACGGGGATGCCGGCGGCTTCCAGGTTTATGCTTTATCGGGCCTGTTCGTGGGCGTGCGTGCGGGCATCATCCGCGAGCCGGCTGGTGTGACCATAGTGGCGGCTGAGGATAGCCTGGCTGTGGACGACGATGCCACCAGCTACGTAGAGTTGGACCCCGACGCCGGCACGCTCAGCGCCAACACGACGGCCTTCAGCGCCGGCGCCTACCCGCTGGCTGTGGTCGTCACCGCCAGCGGGGCCGTGCTCAGCGTCACCGACCGCAGGCCACATGCCGTGCGCTACCCGGCGGTATCGATGCTGGCAGATGTGACGCTGACCACTGTCACCGATGACGATATCCTGATTTATTCGGGCGCCGGCTGGGTCAACACGCCCTTCGCCCACACGCATCCCACCAGCGAAATCACGACGCCGGCGCCATCGGCCACAGCCGCTACGCACTACATCATGCAGACGGCCCTGGACGGCGCCATGACGCCCAAAACGCTGGCCAACGTGCAGGCCGAGATTGTCACCAAAACGCTGGTGGACAGCCTGAATGTGGACGCCGATACCCTGGACGGCCACGATACGGCCTACTTTGCTGTGGCTGCTCACGCTCTGGATAGCCACAGCGACGTAAACGCACCCACGCCCGGCGATGGCCAGGCCCTAATATGGGATGCCACGCCCGGCGAATGGATAGCGGCGAACATCACGGCCACAACGGTGGACTGGGGGGACATCACCAGCATCCCGGCCACGCTCATCTACGGTGCCGGCGTGGCCGGGCGCATTGCCGAGTTCGTGACCGATACTCAGACCCTTCAGCAGTCCACGCTGGCCAAAACCGGTGCCGGCATTGTGACAGTGGCGGCGGCGGCGGATTATACGCTGACCATTACCGGCACCGGCACAGTTAGCCTGGTGGGTCACACACACCCGACCACTGAGATTGTCCTGCCGGCGGCTACGGCTACGGCTGCCAGCCACTACATGGTGGAGACGGCATCGGATGGCGTCATCCGTCCCAAGACGCTGGCCAACGTCAAAGCCGAAGTTGTCACGAAGGCGGCCATTGAAGCCGTGCTGACGGGAACTATCAGCAGTCACGACCATGCCGGCACCTATGCGCCTGTCAGTCATGCCCACGCCGCCGGCGACATTACCAGTGGCACGCTGGCTTCCGCCCGCGGTGGCACCGGGGTATCCAACGCCGGCACGCTCACCAACGCCAACAACACGACGATTACCGGTGGGGGCACGCTGGCGCTGGGCGGGTTCACGGCCACGGTGCCGGGCACGGGCACGGTGGCCATATTGGGCGTGGCAAATGTGTTCACGGCCAATCAGAGCATTCTAAAAACACGACCTGTTCTAGTCCTGGATGGGGGCGCCACTCCAGCACGTACAGCGGTCTTCGCCGACGGGCTGATTTATCACAGCGTCAACCTTGATTTCGACGGGACCAACTGGCTTTTGGACGATGTGGGGAATGCCGGTTCCGTGTTGTCCATGACATATGCCGGTATTCTTCAACTGCGCACAGCGACAGCGGGTGCAAATCCGCGCACGCTGGCGGAAACGTTCCGGATTAGTGATACAGGCAAGATTACGTCAGCCGTTGCCGCTCATACATTCGGTGCTTACACGATCACATTCCCGGCCACCGGTACTGTTGCTCTGGCGACGGGTATCGCCGGCGGACAGATCATCTACGGTGGCACAGCGGCCAACGATGACTTGACGCTGGCGGGAACCAGTCACGCCACCAAGACGACCAGCTATGTGTTGCTGCAACCGAATGGCGGCTACGTCGGCATCAACGAGACCACCCCCGACACCCTGCTGCACATGACGGCAGCCGACCCCGAACTGAAAATCGAGGCCACAGCCAGAGCCTGGGGACTGGCTGTCTACACCACGGCGCCGGCTCCCATGAATGCGGGCGAGTTCGGCATCCATGATATTACGGGCGGGACGTACCCGCTCATCATTGAAACCGATGGCGACGTACGGATGCAGGCCAGCACGGGCATCGCTTTCGGCACTACAGCTAGTGGTGCTCGTATAGCAGGCAGCGGAAACAGCTTGCTACTACAAACTGTCACTGCCGGAGCGTTTACCACCAAGTTGACAATCGATGCCAGCGGCAACATTACGGTGCCATCCGTCTACATGGAATTCAGCGAGATGACGGCTCCGTCCGCGGGCGCCGCCAACAGCGGGCGCCTGTTCTGTCGGGACAATGGAGCCGGCAAAACGCAACTGTGCGCAATTTTCAGCAGCGGTGCTATCCAAGTCATTGCGACCCAGCCATAGGAGACATCCATGGGACAGCTTACTGTGACCGTCGGCCCCATCACGGGCCGGAAGCAATTCAACGATACCACCGGCCAGACCGTCATCCTCAACTATCTCAAGGCGCAGCGGGAGGCCGAGGACATCGACGCGCTGACCAACCAAGAGAAGATGGACCTATTCATCGACATGCTGGCAGCGCATGTACTACTGTTCAGCCAGAGCTACGAACGCCAGGTGGCCGAGGCACAGGCCCGCCAGGATGCAATTGACAATGCAACGACCTGGGGCAACCCGGCAGTGAGTTCCGTGCGTAGCACGTGATACTCACGGCACGCACTAATACGAGGAGACAACCATGCAGACAAAAACCCAAATCAAGCCCAACCGAAACCACGTAGAGCCGGCCCCAGAAGCGGCGCCCGTCCCATCCGGCGTGCAACTCCCCAACCGCCAGTTGCAGCCGGCCCTGGCAGCGCTGACCAGGCTGACCGAATATGAGATGGCGCCGGCGCTGAGCTTCAAGCTGCGCCGCCTGCTGCGCCTGTTGCGCCAGCGTGCCGAGGATTTCGACGCCGAACTCAAGCGGCTCGACGAGCACCACATGCGGCGGGACGGCGCCGGCAAGCCCATCCCGCATCCCAGCGGGCAAGGCTTCCTGGTGGCGGACCCAGCCAATTACACGGCGGCGCTGAATGCCTTGCTGGACGATGCCCTCGCCTGCGCGGAGAGCATTAGCCAGGCCGAAATTGAGGAGGTGGCCAGGCTGAACGGGGGCGCTGTGCGGGGCTCGATTGTGACCAGTCTGGGCAATCTGCTGGGCGAATAGCTGCAACTATGGGGAGAGAATCGTGCTCTACTTGAACAATCTATGGCAACAGGGCACGACAGCAGCTACACCGTGGGATGCCGTGGCGGCTCTAGGTGGCACGGGGTTGGCCGGCCTCATGTTTTACTGGTTACAGGACAGAATCAAACGACACGAGACTGACTTGAAGGTCAGAGATGACCAGCATAGCGCCGATTATAAAGCCGTCATTGATCGTCAGGCCAAGCAGGACGAAAGGTTTATCGCCGTCCAGGAGCGACAGACTCAAGCGCTGAACGAACTCACCAATGCCATCCAGCAGCTAGCCAACCTGGACCGGTTGGAGGAGAAAATTGAGAGGCTGCGCGATGAGCGAACACCAGACAAACGATGAAAAGCAGGCAAAAAGCCATGAGCCTGACAGCGCGGAGGCGACGGACCATTTCCTGGACTGGCTAGATGAAATGATTCTGCGCATTCGCCGCCACCAGGCCATGGTGGAAGGGCGACTCGTGTCCCTGGAACGGCGTGTTGACAGCATCGAAGCCGAGAAAACGCGGGGAGAACAGTCGTGATTCTGGACATCCTTGATTTCATCTTCCTGGCCATCAACGCCGTGGCCGCCGTGCTGCTGGCTATCATCATCGTGTATTCGTTGCGGCTGGCCAGGGTGGCCTGGCTCAGAGGACGTGACAGCCCAACGGCCATCGTCCTGTTCGGCGTGGCGGCCTGGTCGCTGTCAGTGTTCAGCAACGTGACGCTGTGGGTGCTGGCTTTTTTCCTGGCGCACGATGCGCTCGACACGCTTTACGACCATCGCACGCAGACGGCGCTGCTGCTCTTTTACGCGGCATTGCAGTTGGGGCCAACCGTGGGGATTTACATGGCCTGGCTGCGCATGACGAAGACTGAATAGGAGGACTCGTGTTAGCAACAACAGGCCTGCTGAGCTTACTGCTTTGGCTCTTAGTGCTAATTGTCATCGTCTGGCTCATTTTCTACGTGCTCAACAAGATGCCCATCCCGGCTGATATTCGGATGCCGATTATGCTCATCGTGGGCATCATCCTGCTGGTCATTTTGCTGCGGGAGTTGGGTGTACTGTGAGTACCGTCTACCTGCCCCTGGTGGGGAGAGGGAAGCAATCCATGGGCCATCATCGCGTCGGCGTCTACTATTCCCCCGGCCATCACCGGCCCAGCGACCTGGAATACATCCGGGCATTGCAGCCACCGTGGGTCGTCATCCTCGAGCCGGACGTGATGGACATCCACCAGGTGCACCAGGCGGCGCCGGTTGCCAACATCGTGCTGCGCTACTGGTCTATTGACGACAGCAACGGGCAGCGCCAGGCCGACGCCGTGGCCAACCCGGAATGGGCAGCAAAGCGGGACGTGCAGGATTGGGTGGACAAGCTGGCCGAACTGGAGCTGAAGGCCAACACGCAGGGGCTAGTATTCCCACGCTCGCAAATCGTGATTGCCGGCGTGCCCAACGAGATGGACAGCTACAATTTCGGGGACAAGATCCGGCTGTACAGCGCCGCCATCCTGCCCGACTACACGGCGCGTGGCATCCGCACACTGGTGTTCAGGTTCAGCGTGGGGCATCCAGCGCCGGCGGGGGAGAAGTGGGACTGGGCCTATTTTGGCAAACTGGCGCCCCTGGTTGGAGCCGGCCTACCCGACTCTGCCGGTGTGGAGCCAGGGCTTTGGGCCGGCGCCTGTGACCTGGTACGGCAACCCGGTAGGCATTACAGTCACGCTGTCGTTTCCGGAACCAGGCACCTATGAGTTCTTTGCCAGGTGGTTCTCGGGGACAACGGAAATCACGACACACCAGGTGGTGACGGTGACAATGCCATACTGGACGATGGAAGTGTTCACAGGCACGGATGAATTCATGACGCCTACCAGCCAGCCATGAGCGATGTCACGCTAGATCCCGCCAACTTCGATGTTTACATCGACGGTGATGTTCTGGAGCCCATCCTGTCGCCTCGACAGTGGACGCTGTTGCATCTGCTCTGGGACAACCGCAATCTAGTTGTCAGCCGCAATCGGATTGTCGATGTCGTGTGGCCAGATGCCAATGGCGTCGTGACCGATCAGGCTATCGACGCCCTGGCTCAACGGCTCCGTCGGCGCCTGGCCGAAGCCACGCAGGCAGAGGTGATTCGCACCGTACGGGCGCGCGGGTTCAAGTTCGTGGATGGCGCTCGTGCATGATAGATCAACTACCAGCTTGCATTGTCCCGTCCGGCCATGGCTGCCAGCGCCATGATGCTGGCGCCGAAACAGGCGCTGACGATGGCGGCCACGACCAGCCAGTACCAGGCTACCATGGCGCTTCCCCCCGTTTCCGCTCCTCGCATAGGATGTCCGCCACGCCGATAGCACACACAGCCAGGCAGACACCTACAAACAGGCCGGCCAGGAAGAGGAGCATCACGCCCGCCCGTACGCCGGCTTGCGCGCCGGCCTGTTACAGCGGATGCGCAGGTGCCAGCGCGGGCGCATGGGTGCCCAGGGCAGCGGCTCGCAGGGCGGGCGTTCGGGTTCGTCGTCATCCCAACGCATGTCACCATTGTCGGTTGTGTCGCTGGTACCGATACGCCAGTAGGTTGTGTCATTATCGCTGCCGCATGCGTAGTCAGGGTACATGGTCAGCATTCCTTTCTGTGTCATAGCTGAGCGGATAGAAAATTTGCAGCGATAGCCATGGGCAACCAGAGTACCATGACCACGACAGCGCCGGCGGCTATTTGCCACCATGGGCCTAACTGGAGGATGGGGTCATCCAGCCAGGTGGCATAGGCCAGCCCGGCGCCTACTCCCAGATAGAAGGCCAGTGCGATGAGCATCGTCAACTCCTCTCCTCTTCGCATGGCTCATCCTCGTAGGGCTCAATTGCATACGGGTCAATCTCAAGCCCGAAATCCATCTCCGGGTCGTAATCATCCGGGTTCTGGCACTCGCTGCATGGGCATCCCCAAGGCGGCTCCAGCCCGCAGACTGGACAGTGCAGGCCGTTGGTGATGTAGTTGCCGCAGACACAGAGCCAGCATTCCGTATCATCATAGTCATCCGAGAGCAGGCAATCTTCCGCGAGGCGCTGGGCCATGGCGGCCACTTGAGTCACTTCCTCAATGACCTTTAGACTATTGCGTTCCGAACTTTTCCGCTTGATCTCATCCCACAACTCATCTATTTCTTCAAGCAGAACGGCATACCCCTCATGCAGGCTATTGAACTTTGCGTTTTTCTCCCTTGCTCGAGCCAACTCGGCTGCAACCATCTCGGGAAACTCAGACATAACTATCCCCTCTCCCGCCTCTCGGGTCTCCACTCCCGCTGTTCTCGCAGCCACTGTTGCGCCCGGCGTGCCCTGGCCATGGAGGCCGGCGTTGGGAGAAGCCAGGTGCGTTCGCTCCAGGTGCGCAACACGCGCACGGCCCTGTTGCCGGCGTCGTTCTCAAACACGCTGACCTTGAGTACCGGATCTCTTTTCATCAGTCTGCCGCCTCCCCGTTTTCGGTTTCCTCCAACTGCTGGCGCACATTTATCACCGCCCGCTGCAACATATCCATCCCGATGTGCAGGCCGGCAGCCTGGATGGCCGCCACGTAGTCCTCCCGAGAGCGGGTGGCCAGTTCGCGCAGCATGGCGGCGGGCGTCGTATTGCCGGTGCGGATGGTGGCCCAAACGATGGACTCCACGCGGGAGAGCGGCTCGGTGCCGTCGCTCACGATGCCCTGATTGCCACCTGTACCCTGGGTCATGACTGTAGTTTTCACGCCTTGCCTCCTTTTTGAGTACGGAAGTACTATAGACTGACTATCGCCCATCCTGGCCCGTTGTGTGCGGTTTGGGGGCAACCTGCTCCTTCCGTCGCTCCCACGCCGCTACGCCCTCCCAGGCACCTGCCGGTGACGTGTATCTACCCGACGCCTCGCCCGTGTGAACGTTGACGACTTGCCAGTGCAGGCTGCCCATAGAGACGATGCGCCAGCCGGCCAGACGCAGGCGAATCTCGGCATAGAGGTCCTCTTTCGTGCCGTAGTGGCAGGTCTCAGTGAGAGAGTTCTGGTCTACGGCCCAGAACTCGCCTTTCCTGAAGCGGATGTCCCAGTGGGCATCAGGCGCCATCTTGCACCGTCCTCTCCTCTTCCATCGTCCCCCCGATTTGCCCGCCCTCCTCCACCAGGCGCACCCTCGCCGGCCGGATGACGGCACCTACTACCGTGGCGTCAGCAGCTACCACGTCCACGGTAGTAGCCGAGGCACCAGCCACCGGCGTATTGCCATGTACCCGGTCCAACAGTTTCGCCTTCCCACGCTTGCACTCACGCAGCCCATCCGCCAGGCTGGCGTTGCTCTCGCGCAGGTTCTCAATCGCCCTGTCCCGATTGGCCAGCATCTCGGCCAGGTCCGTCACGTCCCAACCCCGCTCGTAGGCCAGGCTGGCGTATCCTTTAGCGTCCATCGTCCACCTCCACACCGAGTGCCTTCAGCACAGCCAGGCAGATGGCCCGGGGGGCTGAATCAATTGATGTGACCTCTAACGTGTTAGAATAGCCATGACGCCGGATGATAACCATCCAGCCGCCTTCTATCGTGGTGCTGATTGCAATGAACCAGTTCTCTCGCATCTTCTCCACCACCTGCCAGGCGGCGGCGATATCGGAACTATAATGAGGCATATCGAGGTAATGAGCAGAACGTAGATAGGGCAGTTCTGCCAGTGGTGGAGCACCGGGTTCATCGGGCCATTCAAGTTCAATAGCATCGGGCGGATAGATGTCCTTTGCCCACTTCGGTGCATTCCGGTCACTTTTGAATGCCCGCCATCGCCACTCCATCACCTCTTCCGCCACCAGTGCGTCAAGTTCCCTGTCGGACATATCCATTGTCGTTCCCCTTTCCGTTCCCGTTCATCCCCACCGCCCGCCACAGAAGCGGCCATTGTCCCTGCGGTGACGGCGCTTTACCCGCCGCTTCAACCAGATGCAACCGGCGCAGCGCTTGCACCTTCAGGCCGGCCATGGGCCGCGAGATTTCCAGCACGTCGGCCAACTGCTGGATAGTCAGCGCCCGCTTTTGCAGTTGCGCCAGCGCCTGTTCCACCGTGGCTGAGCGCCGGGTCTTGTGTGCTGGCACTGGCGCCGGCGCCGGCTCCTCTTTCCTTGCCGGCTGGCAACCGCCACTGGCCAGCAGCTCCTGCAAGCGCCGGCTGGCCGGGTCTGTGACCGTCGCCTCTTGCAGCAGCCTGCGCACGCCGGGACGGGCGGCGATACGGGCCGCCTGGTTCAGGAGATTTGCTATCTCCACGAGGCCGTCGACGGCGCCGGCATCGCAGAGGGTTTCCATGCCGGCATCGTCCGGCTCGACTAGCCTGGCCGCCACGTCCTCGGCAAGCAGGCACAGGGAGGCGTAGAGACTTGCCTGCCCGTTGGCGTGCTGGCTCACAGTGTCACCTCCCTGGCTGCCGTCAATATCCAGCCGTTGAATGTTTTGGCGTTCACGGTCACGCCTCCTCTCAAATGGAACGCGTGCACGACCAGGACACGACTGTAAAGTGAGTTGATTTCCCGCGTCCATTCCGCTTCCGGCCACGCTTGCAAGCCATGCCCGATGTTGCGGGCGATGTAGCGCCACACGCCTTCGGGGTTGGTCTGGTAGGCCGGCCATGCAAGCGGGGTGTTATGGTCCAATGCGCTTACACAGGCGTCGAGATATTCTTTGACTGTCACGGCGTCACCTCCCCCCGCTGCGCTGCCAACTCGGGCCGGTAGGTGATGATGCCGGCGCTCAGGAGGATGGCGACGGCGTGGGCGGCGTTGACGGCGCCGATGCGGTGGTAGGCGAAACCCAGATGGTCATTGACGGTGCTGCGCGATAGGCACAGGTAGCGGGCAATCTCGGGTGCCTGCCAGCCGTGGGCCACCAGGCACAGGATTTCACGCTGGCGAGGCGTGACGTGGATGGCGCCGGTAGCCGGCTCCGAAGTGGGGGGCGGGCCGCCGTTGGCGTGGTACTGCGCTCTGGTCTCCATTAGTCGACTGCCTCCAAACTAAACAGCGTAGGCATGGATGTCGCTGTCTCTATCTCCCGGAGATTCTTCACGGCGATTTGAAAATAGGATGGTTTGAGTTCAATTCCAATACCATTACGGCCCAAACGAATGGCCTCATACACTTCGGAGCCGATGCCCATGAATGGAGTCAGAACTACTTCACCAGGATTTGAGTAGAGCTTAATGCACCGTTCGATAGTCCCCAATTGCAAGGGACAGATATGCTTTTCATCGTCAGCGTCCCTGGCCGCATGGTAACGCAAGGTATCCCCCTCACTGATTCCAGTCCAGATCCCACCCGCCCAATCAATCCAAGTTTCATTGTTCATCTCACCGTTGGCAACCGGTGTAATCGGTATGGCATTCTCACCCGGTTTGCGGAAGAACAACACCCGATCCAGGATAGCGGGCCGGCTCTCACTGGAATCTTTACGCAATTGAGTGAACAGCAGCGCCTTTGCCTTGGTGCGAATGGCCTGAGCTTGTGGGTTCTTTGCCACTACGGCATAGCCGGTATAGATCCATCCATTCGCCTCATAGGCCCTAATCACATCGCCCGGAAAATCCTTCATACCGATGTAGCCGTCTCGGGCCATCATGGCTGGGATGTCAGCGGTATGAACACAAGTCGCTCGACCTGGCTTAGTCACCCGCAGCAATTGCCGGATGATGAATCCGTAGTGATCGAAAAACTCACCATAGCTCCTGGAATTCCCCAGATCCATTTCGCTATTGCTGTAGGTGTACAGGTCGGCAAACGGAGGGGAGTAGACCGAAAGATCGATGCTATCATCGGCCAATTCACCAAGTCGCTGACAACTGTCACCCAACATCGCTGTCCAGTTGGCACCCCTGGACGTGACTTCCTTGTATTCGATCACGCCCTCTTCGCCGGCAATCAATTCGTCCATTTCGTATCCCCTGACGTGTTGGATCAACTGTTCGCTCATCTCACGTGCCACGGCTTCCTTGCTCATGATCGTGTCATAAACCTCGCGCTCGGCCTCTGTCAGTATGACGTATATATTCACCGGATAGATTTGTCCAAACCGATAGCAACGCCGGATGGCCTGATACCATTCTTCCCACGAATAACTCAGACCAACAAAAATCTGGTTGTGGGCATTTTGGAAATTCATTCCGAATCCGGCGATGCTGGTTTTAGTTACCAGAACTCGATAGGCACCATCCTGGAATGCCTCAATTGCCTCCGCCTTGGCTTCTGGTGAATCACTGCCGGCTACCTCAACGCAATCGGGAATCAGACTAGATACCAGGGCACTTTCATCGTTCAGGCCGGTCCATACGATCCATTGTTCGCTGCCGTCATTCACCATATCGGCAGCAATCTGACAACGCTCATCAATGGTTTTTCGGCGTACGGCTCGTTGACCACTCAGGCCATTCAGCCCGGTGAATACGAGTTGCCCATCGTGCAGAAACTCATGATCCATCCAAACAGGGGTGATATGCAGCGGCGGCAGGATGAATCCATCATCGTCATATCCCAGATCGGACGGTCTACGAATGGACATAGCCCATGATGCCATCCATCGGTAGAATGCATCCTCAGCATGATGCTTGAGCCGCCATTCCTGACCGTTGTCATTGCCTAGTTTCTTGCGCAAACGTACGCCGCTAATCTCGGTCACAACCTCTCGATTGGCATGGACAAAGAACATGGCGAGCATGTCAGACGTACTAGTAATCCCCAGAAACTCAGAATGATTACCAATTTCTGCCCGGTCATTTGGGGCGGGAGTAGCTGTACAGCAAAGCCGATATGGTATAGAGATGAACATTTCAGTCAACAAGCGCCTTGTTTTGCCGTCCAGCGCCTTGAGGATGCTGGATTCATCCAGTACTACGGCACCGAATTGAGCAGCGTCGAATTTATCTACCATCTCGTAATTGGTGATCCACAGGTTATGGCCTGGCGTCACTTGCTCCTGATTGCGCACGTAACGCACTTCGGCACCAATACCTGCCAATAGTTTGACGGTTTGGCGAGCCACTGACAGCGGGGCAATAATGAGCGTATTTTGCCCCAGAAGCCTGGCCCATTCTCCCTGGATTAAAGTTTTGCCCAGTCCCGTATCGGCAAAAATGGCGGCCCGCCCTTTTTTACAGGCCCACTTCACGATATCGCGCTGAAACGAGAACAATTTAGAATGGATAGCATTCAGCGATACATCGATGCCCGAAGGACGGTCTGTGATACGTTTGGAAGCAATGAACTCTTCGTACTCAGTCACGCTCTGCCTCTTGCTCTCGCCTCTCAAATCTGCTATCATGGTTGTGTCTTGTCCTTTCTTGGTGTTGGTGTCTGGAGCGCGTCTCTGTTGGTGGCCTCGCCTGTGTTCGCCGCACGGGCGAGGCCTGTTTTTTGCTGGCGCATGTCCGACACATCCCACAGGTCGAACACTGCTGAATCGGAATCCATTAGCCGACTATAGAGAGATTCCGGCAATTCGTGCGGACGAAGGTTGGTAGCCAGCACGGTCAACCGGCGTTCCCGAGCACCGCCATAGAGAGCCGCTTCATAGCGATCGTCGAGCAACTGGAACATTTTTGCCTGTGCCCAGGCTGTAGGGTTGTACCGATCCAACTCGTCGATGCAGAGCACACGAGCATCCATTACCCGCTGCCAAAGGCCATCGAACGTCACATTTTCAACCTTGGGATCGTATGCGTGACGGAAGTGTTCCAAAAGCTGTTCCGCGTTCGTGTAAACGGATGTCCAGCCGGCAGCCCTGGCCTGGTTTACGGTGGCACATAGCATGTGAGTCTTGCCCGTACCGTAACCACCAGAGAGGAGCGAGAAACCCGCCGGTGGGTCTGTAGCCAGACACATCTGAAGATACCTTGCTGCTGCTTGTTGTCCCCCCCGCCAGGCCAACCGGAAATCCCAGAGCAACTGGTCACCTATCAACCCGGACATTTCCGCTAGTTTGCGCCGTCCTGCTTCAGCATTGCAGCCGGCCGGGCAAGGAAACGGCTTACCGAAACGGGGATCGTTCGTGTCATTGGTCACGTAGACGAAACGCATTCCCAGGCATGTTGGACATAGACGTTCGTCCGGTGGCTGCAAGTTCTGCAACCTTTTGCTCGAAGCGTTCTGCTTGACGCCGCTTGGCTCGTTCGTATTGTTCAGTCTGTTCGGCTGATAGCTGACCCGTTCCATGCGCCCTGTACGCCCCCGCTGTTGCGTTGGCGCTGCGGGGACTACCGTTTTTCGGGGATTGTCCATTGCCGTTCGTCCTCCAACCGTGGTGGTAGATGTCGAGTAGATTGTCGAAGCTGTTACTGCGGTGGCCGGCCAGGCACCACTTTTGCAGGATCTCCCGCCATAGGCCTAGATCGCTCACCTCCCGCATCATGGTCTTGATCTGGTAGGCCGTGGGGGTGAGGTCGAAGAATTCCCGATAGACCTCCAGAGGTGTAGCGCCTTGGCCGGTGGGGATCAGGCCGTCCTGCCCGATCTTGCGCGGGTCGATATTGCTGGAAGTGACGTGTGCTCGTTTGGTGGGGGTGGGGGGAGGCTGGGAGGGATCTTCCATTTGCGGCTGCCAGGACTCGCGCGCGTCTTCCCCCTCCCCCTCTTCTTTGGAGGGTTGTTCTTTATAAGGTTTTTCTTTAGTGTTCACCAGGTGAACAGGTGTGTTCATGTGGTGAACAGAGTGTTCATGTGGTGAACAGGTGTTCATGTGGTGAACAGGCGCCTGTTCATGTGGTGAACAGGATGGTGCATCCTCTTCCGCTACCGGCGTTGTTTGTTCGACTTTGGGTGCATAGGCCGCCATGTTGCGCGGCCAGACGTCCACCAGTGTGATTTGATCCCGTTTCCATTGGCTGGATTCCTGGCGCTGAACGACGATAAGGCCGGCCTCTTCCAGTTCCCGCTTGGCTTCGCTCACCTTGCCCATCGACATCCGGCATTGTTCAGCCAGCATCCTAGTGGACTTGTAGCAGACGCCTTTGCCGGATGCGCCGATTACTCGCTTGAGATGGCCGTAAAGCCGATAGGCATACACCGAAAGATCCATGTCGTCAATCAGGTTAGGGATCGATGCGAAGTATGTCTGCGCATCGCCGTCGTCTTTGATGGTTGGCATAGCTCCCTACTCCTCCCCGAGTTTGACCAGATACCTGGCCGCCTGTTCCAGCCGCAGCGCCAACTCCTGGCGACCGGTGCGGCGTACGGTAAAACGCCGTACCTGTTCCGGCGTGGCACCCTGCCGGATGGCGGCTTCCAGGCCGGCGGCGATGAGCGGCTCGGCGCCGATGAGCCACTCGTAGGATTCGAGGTCCAGGCTTTCACCCAACTGTTCAAATAATGCGTTCACGGGGTTGACTCCTTGCGGCGAAAGCCTATGAAAAGTTCAAGGCCATACACGTTGGCAATCTGACCCAACGACCAGATGGATGGTGCTGTTATGCCCCGTTCTATCTCAGACAGATGCGACACTGACACCCCGCAGCGCTCGCTGAGTTCATTGAGCGTTAGCCCGGCCTGTTTGCGCCGGCAGCGCAATGATTGGCCCAGGTCGCTATGGTCGCTCACTCCCAATCCATCATGTCGCATCGTTCGCCTCTCCCCTTCTCCCCGCCCCAGGGGCCGGCCTGAGAAACCGGCCCCCGCAGGCAGTACCACGTTCTGGTCTTGGATTGCTAGTAACTGCCCTTGCCTAACCATGCCGGGCCTCACCCCGCCGAGCCCCGCCGCGCCGGGCCCTGCCGAGCCGTGCCCCGCCCCGCCATGCCGTGCCCCGCCGCACCCGGCCGAGCCTGGCAAAATGTGGGGAGCGGAATCGAACCGCTCCGAAGCACCAGCCCCACGGGCTACCCTTGCCCTGCCTTGCCACGCCCCGCCATGCCCTGCCCTGCCGCGCCCGGCCGGACCCTGCCAAGCCACGCCTTGCCGGGCCGTGCCCCGCCGAGCTATGTTAGGCCGACCAGGCAGTAAGTTCGTACCGCCCGAAGTAGGGACGGAACGTGCCCAGACCCATCGTGCCGCCCATCTCGTAGGCGGTGCGTAGGTTTTCGAGCGTGCAAAACTTATTGTCAATGTACTCGACTTCAAACCGGAGGTGCCAGGGCAAGGCAATTACCGGCCTGTCCTTCGGGTTAGGGATACCGCCCTTGACCCTGGCAACATGACGAACGTGGGACAGTTGCCCCGTCCATTCGCCGGTCCACACGATTTGCCCCTCATCATTCAGCAGGGGGATCTCCATCTCGACAATTGTCGTGTAGCTGGCTATTCCCAGGCCGATGGTCTTGCCCTGACGTCCGAAAAACTGACGGCAAACCGACTTCGTGTTCTCCGCGGCCAGCAAGCTGAACAGATTGATGGCGGGGATAATCAAGCCCTGGTGTTCGTCCAGGTACATTTTGTCGTGAACTGCCAACTGGGTATTGTTGTCCCCGGCGTAGCGGTCGAACATAATCGGCCGCACTCCGGTCAACTCCACGCTGATACGCGTTGCCTCGCTTGACATGCCATTCCCCCTGTGCTTCAATAGGTATGTGAAACCATTCACTTCCACCGTCGGTGCGGAACTGCCAGTAGCGCCTGTGCAGTTCCGCTTCGTCTTTTTCGTCCCCGTCCAGAACAGCTATTATCTCCAACCGTTCCGGGCATCCTGTCTGCAACTCGTTTCGTCTCTGTTCGGCGTCATTCCTCCCTGTATACCCAATCTTGAAGTAATCACTGTTGATCATCCGCAGAATGTAAATCATTGATTCTCCCTTGCAGGTCATTTGAGTGGATGCCGTTTCAGCCACTCGGCAGCCGCGACCGCCACATACGGCCTCGCGCAGCGGGGGCAATACCGGCACCCGTCCCCGTCCCGGTACCAGCCCCAGGTATCCCAGGCGCCGCCTGTATCGGTGCGCTGCATGCCCCGGCCACAGCGCACACAGGACGGGCGGTGCGTGGAACGCACAATCGGGCCGTGATATTTGATGAGTTGAATGCTCATGACTGGCCCCTATCCCATTCCAGCCAGGCCAGCGCCAGCAGGCCCACGAGTGTTGCTAGGACTAAAGTTGCCATCAATCATCCCCGCCTTCCCAGTATTCGCCGGCCAGGGCGTCCCCGACCTTGCGCTCGATGCGGGCCAGGTAGTCACGTACCCGGCTCAATTCGATGACCAATTCGACATCCCGCAGTTCTTCGGCCCGCCGCATCGCCGCCTGCCAGTGCGGATAGACATCCAGTAGTAGGGCGCGGGCATCTTCCAGGTTCCAGACGGCCTTGTTAGGAAGCCGGCCCCGCGTGCGCCGGGGCAAAGAGATAGCCCTGGTGCTTAGGTGCCGGGGCTGTTTCTATTTCACGCCCCAGTCACCTTTTCGTCTTCACCCCCCAGCAAGGGCCGGGGCGTCCATGTGTGGGAGTGGATACCCTTCAGCCTCTAGCAGATCCATGGGATTCACCCCGAGGGCCTGCGCAATGGCGTCCAGTGTTTTGCCGTTGAACTTGTTGGTTTCCACGATACGGTAAATCGTCGTAGGGCTGATTTTGGCGGCCACTGCCAGATCCTCAAAGCGCTCAAAATCTCGTATTGCCATCCACCGCTTGAGCTTCCGCTTAGACACTACAGTTCTCATAATTACCTCCTTTCTCGTGTTCTTATCATATACCATATGTGGTAGTGGCGTCAACCATCCGAACCTTAAAGATTCGCATTTTTGCTAATTTGGGTATTGACTACTACCACATATGGTAGTAAAATAGAGGTGCAGGACAAAAAGATGCCCCGGCGGTGCTAGAGACACCAACCGGGGCGATAGCCGAAACCCTAACCCGACAGGAAAGGATTACACAATGATTATCTCACAGACCGACGCTCACCGCAACATCGTCGCCACGCTGCAGTGCCAGCGCTGCGGTGCTCGTTGGACCCCGGAGGTGCACGGGGACAGGTGCCCGGTGTGCGGGTACAAGCCAGTGGAACAGCCCAGCTACAGCGTGCGCATCAGCCGGGCCTACGAAGACGGGGACCGGGCCTACTACGTCAGTGTCGAGGGCGACCACGGCCTCACCGTTCTGAATGCCGAACTCTTGACCCGTGAGGAGGCCCGAGCGCTGGCACGCCGGGCGCACAAGGCGACGGCGCTGGTAGGCCACACACGTCAGATGGCAGATGGCAGATGGCAGGTCGAGAGCCAGAGCCACCTCGGCCACTGGTACACGGTCAACGACAGCGGCTGCCAGTGCGCAGATAAGAGCCACGGCGCCAGCATGTGCAAGCACGAGGTGGTGGTGAAATTGAGCGCTAGTCGCCACCAGGTGGAAGACTTCGATGCTCTCCTCGAGGAGGCTCGCCGCAACCCGCTCAGCCACTACAGCGCTGCGGATTGGGAGCAAATGGACGCTGAGTTGGCGGGGTATTACGAGACCCGAGTCTGGTGACACTGACAACCCTGGGCCGGCTCACAGGACGGGCCGGCCCGTTTCCACAGGAGGACAGAACGATGGCAAACGAACTGACGAAGCCGTTTCCAGTCTCACGCCACAAATGGCGGGTGCTGAATGTCTCGAAGGCCGGCGACAAGGCCACCTGGTACGTCTACGTAGACGCCAGGGACGTAGCCGAGAGGTTGGACGAAGCGGGCGTCGAATGGTCCGATGATTACGAGATTGTCACTCTGACCGACAGCCTATGCGTGGCGCAATGTCGCCTCACGGTGGACGGACAGACCCGGACGGACGTGGGCAGCGATAGCGCTCAAAGTCGGGACAGCGAGGGCAACTACATCAAGGGCGCCTACTCGGACGCCCTCAAGCGGGCGGCGGTCAAGTTCGGCGTAGCGCGATATCTCTACCGGCTCACATCGGTTTACCTGCCCATTGACCCGAAGTTCAAGCAGTTCACGAAGGAGAGCGAGGCGCGCATCCGGCAGCACCTGGTCAACGAACTGACCAAACTGGGTGCGGAGAAGGACGCCGATCCCCAGCCGGATGTGGAAGCTGAGAGTGACGCCCCCAGCGCTGCCGAGGATGAATGGAATGGCATCCCGGCTGTCAGCGATGGCGACGGCAAGCCGGAAGTGCCGGTGGCCCTGCGCAAGAAATTTCACGGTCTTGGTGTCGAACTCTATGGCGACGGCTGGGACGCCAAACGCCGGGAGCTGGTCAGGGCCGTGACGACCGGGCAGGCTGAGAGCAGCAACGATTTGACCGAAGCCGAGATACAGCGCCTCATTGCCGGCATGGAGAAGGTGCGCAGCGAGCGCCAGCCGGTCAACGGGACGGCGGCGTAATCAACCAGAGCCGTGCCGGCCCGGCGAACGACCGGCAGAAAGGGAATCATGAGCTGTGATGGTGGCGTAATGTTATCATGGAACGCATGGGGCGAGATCCAGATTGATGGCCGTCGTGTTGTCGTGCATGTAGATGGACGCGGTGGCAGCACACCGCAGGGCGGGCCTGATCCCTACGAGTGGGTAGACTTTGAGGCCGAATGGGATGATACGGGTGATGAGTTCAGCCGCCAGGAATACGAGAGGTGGGGGGATTACATCCTTGAAAACTGCATAGTCGAGGATGTGCCTCTCGATTATGACTGATACAGCCAGCGGGCCGCCTGGTCCCTTGCGTTCCGGCGACCCGCTCCCAGCGCTGACGCGGTGCGTCATAGCGGAAGTGTAGCACGAAAGGCGAAACGATGAAAGAGCATCCGATAATCTTCAGCGGACCGATGGTCCAGGCTATCCTGGACGGCAGAAAAAGTGTCACCAGGCGGGTGATCAAGCCGCAGCCGCCATCGTGGATAACGCATGGGCGTTATCGTTGTTTTGGCGCGACGGACGATTTGCCTTGGGAGTTGTGCAGTGATGAGGGCGCGAGTGCCGGCTTTGTGCGCTGTCCATACGGCAAACCAGGGGATCGGCTCTGGGTGCGAGAGACCTGGGCCATTGCGTACTGGGAGGGTGCCGAGTATCAGGTGGACTACGGCACTGGTATCGAGCATGATGCATGGCCGGTATCCTATGACGGCTCGTTGGCTGAACTGGCACAGAATCCACCGCCAGATTGGCATATCGTCTATCGGGCAGAATGCGCAACAAGCGCCGAAATAGAGACGTTCAAATGGCGCCCGTCTATCCACATGCCCCGCTGGGCCTCCCGCATCACGCTGGAGGTGATAGGCATTCGGGTAGAGAGGGTGCAGGACATCACAGAGCCGGACGCAATAGCGGAGGGTGTGGGCTATGGGTACCAAATGAACGCTGGTTGGCCGGATTATGGCCATATCGAAGACGGAATCTGCACACTAACCCAGGACACCGCCGTCATGTCGTTTGCTACACTCTGGGACTCCATCAACGCCAAGCGGGGCTACTCCTGGGATAGCGATCCCTGGGTCTGGGTCGTGGAGTTCGAACTCGAAATATAAGTGAATGGAGGCTAACCATGTTCACCAACATTTATTCCACGCCCGCCGGCTGGCACGCCAGCGTCGACGCGACCATCCTCGGCCCCTACGCCACGCGCCGGGCCGCTGTGCTGGCAGCCTGTGGGGAGGCGCGGCTGCGGGCGGGGAGCACTGGGCTGCGCTACGCTCACCATGCCGTCGGTGGCGGCAAGAGCACGGCTGGTCTATGGCCGGTGAGAGGGGAGGCGCAACCATGACCCTTTGCTTTCAGGTTTTTCCCGGCGATAACCCCTTGGATAACGGATCGGTCCTGGTCTGGACAGATTCCCGCAACCATGCCCGATTGATGGCTGCGAACTCTGGACCATGGCTAGATGTAGACTATCTCGATATGCGCGCCAGACGGGTTGCTCACCTGGATCGTCCTGACGAGGACCTCTACTACATGGCCGAAACTAACGATGGCCTGCCCGACGGAATAGAAGATTTCTGGGAGGCGCAACCATGACCACCTGCGCCGTCTGTGACCGCTCCATCGCCGGCCTGGAACAGTACGGGCCGGTGGGCAGCCCGGTGTGCCAGCGCTGCTGGTATCGTTGGGCATGGTGTGAGGACCTGGAAACGTGGCTGCCTCGGGACAACCACGACGTGGAGGCATGGCGGCAATATGCCGAATGGGTGCCAGAGATGTGGGATCAGATAGCCTGGCACGAGAGGCAGAGCCCACCCGGTCCCCTGGTGGACGGCTGGTAGCAGGCGGGATGGGGCGCTCTGAGGGGGGCGCCCCATTTTTATGAGTTTGGCTCGAATAATGTCGGATGGTACTTTTGGCTATTGACAAAACCTAACGATAGGTTATAATAGAGACATAGGACGGCAAACACCAACACACAAGGAGACCCCAAATGCAGACCCTGACGACTGACTATAAAATCAACTTCACGAAGGCAGAAAACGATATGTTCTCGTGGGATAGCAGCTGGGGTGAATTTCTATTCCACAAGGCCAGCAAACGGCACATCTACCAGATGCGCTGGAAGAAAACAGGTGAGTCAGTGGAACCCGAAATCAAGGCAGCCGCCACTGAGTTCTGGGATGCGCTTTCGATTCTTCAAAAGAAGGAGCAAGAGCGCAAATGGAATGCAACATCTTGGCTGGACACAGAGGATGGTCAGCGTTCCGAAGCACTGGAGCGGGCAATGGACGACGAAGACAGCATTTACTAGGAGATAACAAAAATGCACATTATCGTAAAGTGCGAGGGCGAAGAGGTCGGGCGGGTTTTTACCAACAGTAGTCTAACTACAGATGAGATAATCCGCCTGGCGGGGATTGACATCAACGAGATGGATGGCGGCGATCCCAAGTGGGACTGTAGCAAATTCGATTTTGAAGCGCTATCAGATAGGGAGTACGCTGCCAGGCTGCTTGGCTCTATCACCAGTGAGGCGAAGACCCAGGCCGTCCGCGAGAATGCACACAGGCCACCCCGCCCCGGCAGCAGGCCCAGGGGCCGGCCACGTAAGGCGTAGCTAGGCAGACTACTTTAGCCCCGGTGATGAGCCGGGGCATTTTTATGAATTTGGTGCGAATATTCCAAAAGTGCTTGACAAAGACATAATTATGCCTTATAATTGGGACAGGGAAACAAAACGAAGGCAAGAGAGGACGGGACCATGAGGCACGCAGTATCGTCGCCAGAATTGATTCTGCAACCAAGAAAGGAAAAGGTAATGACTACCGTAGTAGATGAACGTGTCGCCATCACGCGAAAAGGAACAGTTCGTTGTCCTGTTCATGGAGAAATTCGGAACAGCACGATGGACGATTACAAGGCGCAAGATCCGGCACCATGCGGTTGCGCCTTTGTCTGGGATGAAACGCAGCGGAATATCCTGATCGCTGTGCCTAGTCGCAGAAACTTATGGACCTGCACATGAAGCGTACATCAGTGTGGTTGGACGACGGCGACCTGGCGGCCATCCAGGAGATGGCCGCCACCATGGGATACCTGGCCGAACGGGGTCAGGGTGCAGGACGCATCGGGAGTTTGAGTCAACTACTACGGGCGATTGCCCAGGGAGAAATTAAGGTGGCGACAATACGATATCCGCAAGGTGATATTGGTCTCGGCTACGGCGCCAAAGTCATGAAAAATGGTGGCACAAAACTGGCCGGGCGCATACCTGACGGAACTGAGGTGGAAATACTCAGTCATGATTCCCCCGCCGCATGGGCCGGGGGGCCCTGGCTAAAAGTGCGGTGGGACAAAATAACGGGATGGGTGCAAGCGGCCCATATCCAAGAGTAACTTCCCCCTCCTCCTCTCCCCACCCAC